ATAGAGACGTTGCTGACAAAATCGCGACGAATATCGCTAAGCGGGACTACATCGCGTACTGCATTACAGGCGCCGACGATCAGGACGCACGTGACAGGACTATCGACGAGTGGAAACGGCATCCTGTCGCCGCACTTGTACTGACAATTCCCGTCGGTCAAGTAGGTATCGATCTGTCACACGCGCGGCAGGCTATTTTTGCAGAGGTTGACTGGACACCTTCGACGGTAGCCCAAGCCGAGATGCGTACGTTCTCTCCGTACCGCCCCATGGCCATTACCTACCTCGTCGTTGATCACGACGTCGATCGAGGTCTTATCGAGACCCTTCAACATAAATGCGAATTGGCCACGACGATTGGAGTCCCAGCGTCCGATACTGCTATCGATGTAATCGCCAGTGCCTTCGGGTTAAACCCCGACGATGCGGATATGGATCGATTAATGAAAGCCTTCCTCGCGGGTTATGACGGCGAGAGCAATTAATGGTCAGCTCGGGCGCCCATTTATTTGCCAACTGTCACAGCAAGGTGGTAAGGAAGACAAACGCAGTAGCCGATTAACCACCAACCGGGCAACCGCTCGATTCGATCGGGGGATCGATGACAGCACGCAGCAGTGACGCGACAACTGGCGTCACCACGACACCACCAGGCCTCGTGCGCCTGCCGACAACCGAAGTCGCTCCAGCGATCACCGAGATCGCGCCGCCGATCGACCAGCCAGGCGACCAGCCAGGCGACCAGCCAGGCGACCAGCCAGGCGACCAGCCAGGCGACCAGCCAGACGACCAACCTTCTGCGGGTGTAGAACCTGTGCAATGCGTGGTTTGTGGCGCCGAAATGGATGCGACGACCGCTGAGGATATTTATCAGCATCCTGCTGATAAACCTTGTGTCGTTGTTTTGACGGACGGGAAGGGCGAGTCTATCGACCGCCAATTCTTCGTCGCTCAAGACGGCAACATCTATGTGATCGAGGCTGAAGCGGAGAGCACGCTGCCTCCAGTTCCACCGGAGGACGTCGTTACCGTCACACAAGAACCGACGGCCGACGCGGGTACTGCACCGGGTGAGGACGACGACATCGTTGAACTCGGCGAGCCTGTACTGCCTGACGTTTTTGGAGGCGAAAGCCCGAAGAAACGCAAACGCAAAACCAAAAAGAGCGACAACGTCGTGTTGCCGTCGAACGCCGCTGAGACCGCCGATGGCGACATCCTCATCCCGCTCAACCCGGATCCAGCAATTCCCACAATGGAAAAAGGGTTGCTGGCCGCGTTCGACAAGTATGGCTTGGAGCGCCTGGGTGGCGCCTCTGGGGATCTGGGTTGGTCGAGCTTCTCGTGTTACCAGCGCTGTCCTTACCTCTTCAAGCGGATGTACATCGACGGAGAAAAAGAAGAGGGACGTCCGGGACGTGCTATCGAGATCGGTTCGTGCTTTCACACGTTCGCTGCAATCCATTACCAAAAGATCATCACTCCCGATTATCCGCTCACACCCGACGAACTACACAAGTTTCTGATCGACTTCGGCGTGTCCATGGAGGCGTTGAGCGAAGCGTGGCGTGTGTGGGAAGGGTACCGCTTCGAGTACGAAGCCGACTACTTGGTCCCTTTGGCGGTCGAGTACCACATCGTCGATCCGAAAACCCGTGAGTCAGCTCGTTACGACTTGATCGCCAAAGTTGAGAAAGCTCACCCCGGTGTTCCCGCAGGTACGTACGTAATCGAGCATAAGTGTTTGGTGGGTACCGAAATCATCGACGATCCAACGGGTCGTCGCGCGACCGTCGCCGAGCTGTACAACCGACAGCAGCCCTTCACGTGTCTGGCGTTTGACTCGAACGAAAGCGCCCTCGTGCAAGTCTCTGCCGATGTTCCACGTCCGACGACAGTCCGCGACGTCTATACGGTCACGACGGCTACCGGACGTCAATTGGCGACATCGGACAACCACCCATTCTACACGGCACGCGGCTGGGTACCCGCCGCCGATTTACGAACCGACGATTGGGTTGCGGTGCCAGCCACGACGGCTAGTAAGGAGCGTCGTCGAGAACTGTACACCGACGCCGAACTCATGTTCATCGGACATATGATCGGCGATGGTTCCGCGAATCAGAACATCAAGTACACAAAGCAAGATCCGAAGCTTCGTGCGGCCTTTGTGGCGATCTTGCACAAACTTGATTTGTGCGCAGCAACCGCCGTCCGCGCCGGCACCTACCGTGTGGATCCCGGTGATGAAGATCATGCGCCGTCCATTGTACTTTCCAGTGCTAAGAAAGGCCGTGCCTGGCAACTCCTCAATCGTGTTGGGTTGCTGGGCAAACGCTCTCCAGAGAAGACACTAGACCGATCCTTGTTTGAATTGCCCGATCGGCAAACGCGGATCCTTCTTGCCGCGTTGTGGGATACCGACGGCTGCATCGACCTGTTTGAGGAACGGCGTCACGACAAGTCATCCCAGACCAAGGTCCGTATCGCGTACGCTTCAAGGTCCGAAGCGCTTTGTCGCGGCGTACAAACACTACTTCTTCGTCTTGGAATTAACAGCTCTTTGACGCAGTCGAGCGTCGAGTACGAAAGTGAGCGGCGTCCGTACTGGACAACAAAGGTAATCGGACGTGAAGCCAAACGCGCGTTCGTACGTGAGATCCAAACACGGGCCGTGCCTTGTGAAAAGTTTTCCGAGGACTGGTTACGACAGGTACAAGAAGCAATCAAACCGGGGGACGATCGCCCCATACCAACTGCACTTATTGCCGGGTTAGCGATGACTAGCACGCAGCGCAGCAAACTGATCGGGGCGTCTACGAGGCCCAAGCATAGTGTGTACGCTTCGACGCTCGAAGCAGTACTGGAGGACGCAGCAAAGCCGATTCTGGCACCCCCAATCCACTGGGATCGCGTGCAGTCGGTGCTCGTGACGGGCCGCGAAATGATGTATGACATCACAGTTCCGTTCGTTCACACATTCGTCGCCAACGACATCATCACCCACAACACCGCAGGACGGTTCGATGATGCGACTCTCGACGGTTGGCGGAACGACGGTGAGATTCTAGGCCAAATCATGCTGTGGAAACGCCTCAAGCTGAAGAAGAAGTTCGGCAAGCTTCAGGGCGTGATGGTGAATGTTGTAGGCAAACAGAAAATCCAAAAGTTTCATCGGACGATCGTGCCGCCGCAACGCTGGCAAACGAATCAACACAGCAAAGACCTCAAGGTTTGGCAAGGCCTCCGGGTGTTAGCCATGGCCAGCAACACGTTTCCGCGTGCGCGGGCTAACTGCATCGGTCGCTACGGCAAGTGCTCCCAGTGGCCCCACTGTGCGGACAGGGAAAAGTAGTGCAACGCGCGTATCGGACAACGGACCTGACGGCGTTCAGTGTGCTCGATGACGAAGAGCGACAATCACTACTCTGGATCAAGGCGTTCCTCGCAGATCCGGAGTCCAAGGGTGGTTTCGCAACGCTGCAAGATTGCGGCTTCGACATCATTCAAGATCTTTTAGATTATCTGAGTCGCTACCAGGCAGCGTACAACCAGCTGCGTGCCGATCTATTTTTGGAGGCGAGTTGATCGTGGGTGCGACTAAAAAGATCTCCCCAGCGATCGAACCGATCCCGGTAGCGATCGACGACGTAGATGCGATCGAAATTTGTCGCAACGAGAGCTGTCCGATCGTCGAGATCCACGAGGCGCACGTGTTGCCGTCTGGGCGTGGCGCGCCGCCAAAACACTGTCCCGTATGCGTGGCAGTCATACCACGTGGACAGGGTGCACGATGTGAAGCGTGCGGCTGGAAACGTTCGGGGCGTCCCTTCGCGCGACGCAAGCAAGGAGAGAAAGACGATGCGTGAGATCGATTTGTCCAGTCACCAGCCACCAAAACGGACGACCGTATTGTCGTACGGCCAGATGCGGTCAGGTAAAACGCGCTGGGCGGCGACGTGGCCGCGTCCACTGTTTTTGTCGGATGCGACTGAAGGCGGCTGGACCACGATCAAAAACATGGATCGCAACGTACTTTGGGAGCCCGATGTCGTGCCACGCGTCTGGGCGATCGACACCGCTGCTGACATGATGCAAGCCCTCGGCGACGTCGAGCCTCTCATCAAGCAAAACCAAGTCCAGACGCTGGTCATCGATTCGCTCACGTTTTACAACGACCTCTATCTGGCAATGCTGTGTCGTGTCGCAGCACAGGGCGGCCGTCAGCCCGACATGCGCCGCGTCTACGGCAACCTTGGCCAGCATCTTCGTGAGTTGCGGATCCGCGTCCACAACCTCGACACAAACGTCGTGTGGTTGTGTCTGGCCAAACAACCTGACGACAGCAACCCGATGGGCGGTCCGATGATTTCGGGGCAACAAGCACAGAAGTTCAGTGCCGGCTGTGACTACATTTTGTATCACCGCGCGTACCAGCCGACGCCGAACGATCCGCACTACTTCGAGATCCGCACACGCCGCTACAGCCAGTACGCCGCTGGCGGTCGCGACGAATTCAAACTTCCTGACCCCCTCGCGTACGTGTCTCAGGATGCTGAGACCGGCGAGGACATCTGGGTAGGCGATTGCACGTACCGCACGTTTGCCGAAGCGCTCGGGCTGCTAACGCCGCCCACAACTCAACAACAACCCGCAGGTCAGCCCGTCGGGGTTGGCCGCGCCCCCAACCAAGCTTCCGGGAAGGCAGCACTGTCGTCCCGATAAGTTAGAGCGAACAAGCGCGCTCGATAACCACTAGTAGCACAACAACAGGAGACAAAGGCAAATGGCAGATCAAAACAATCAGTTTGTGGACTTCATCGACATGCGCCTCAACGATCCGGAGTTGGAGGCTTGGGACGGTCGCGCTCGTCGCGTCGATCCCGGCTTCTACGACTTCGAGGTCGAGGAGGCCAAAATCGGTCAGTCCCGCGCAGGAAACCCTACACTGGAGTTGACCTTCCGAGTCATCACCCCGGGCGAGATGGAAAACCGCACCATGCGGCAAAGCTACGTCATCATGCCCGACAACGACGGCGCTCGTGCCCGCATGAAGAACCTGATCAGCGCACTCGGTGCCAGCACCGACGGCGAAGGTCGGTTCGCGGCGAGCAACCTGGTCGGTTTGCGTATGAGCGGCGAAGTCGCCTTGCGGACCTACGAGACGCTCGATACCCGCACCGGCAATCAGGTGCAGCGCGAGAGCAGCTCGATCATCGGCGAGGCGCCGTGGGAAGGACAGCAACAGCAGCAGGCTCAGCCCGGCGTGGGTCGTGCACCGGTCGGTCAGGCCGTCGCTCGCCGTACGGGTGGCAACGCCGCTCCACAGGCGCGCGGCTAACACCGCTCGTTGTAGGTAGTGAGGGGCGCGCCGCTGTGCCAGAAGGACACTAAGCGGCGCGCTCCCGAACTTTTTACCAGCTGTACGGACCATGGGGGACTCCTGAATGGCTACTCCGAAGGAACGACGGACATCTGACCGCTTTGCAGCTCACACGTTGGGGGTAACGACCGCCACGCTGCGAGCTTCTCGTCGAAAACAGACCGCTCCATTCTCATACGTTGACGACGGCGCTATTGAAGTCATCGACGCAACGAACATTTGTCGTGATGATCGTTGTGACCGGATCGAGATCCATGCGACGCACCCAGTAGACAGGCGGGCGACCGATCCGTTCTGCGACCCTACGTACCACACACGTAAGGTGCAGCGGCACGGGCCGACGTTGAATGCGATCGTAGCCAAACACATCGAGCGTCGGCGCTGCAAAGTGTTCCGCGAGATCTACAACGACGTCATCCACGACTACGGCACCTTCAAATCCAAGGCCGCCGGCACTCGTGCAATCTGGCGCGCTATCGAGCAACTGCTTGCAGCAGATCAAATCACGTCGATCAAAGTTGCCGGAACGAAATCTCCTGGCGGTTACGTCCGAAGTGACAGTCCACTGCTACGTGACAGCGACGGTCGCAGGTCGTTGCTCGAATCACTCGAAGACCAGTTCCCAACCTGGTAGGAGCAACGATGCCAAGCAAGAGGCTAAGCGAGAAGCCAGTTGTCGTGGGGACAGTGTACGAACCGAGTGCGATGCAGGTGTTCCGGGTACTCGCGTGGCCTGTTACTCGCCACGACCATAGCAGCGACGGTAAACCTCTTCCTGACGTTTTGGGCGTCGAACGATTCGACGGACGGGATGCGCTTGGAAGTCCTCGTTGGCAGCCAGTTCACGACGACGCACAGCGGGCTCTGGTGATCGCATCCGCTCTCTTTTGGAAAACCGCTAAAGGCGTTGAGCTGATCGACGCCGCTACGTCTCCACGAGAGTAGAAAATGCCCAGTCCACCTAGATTTGGTGGCCCAGGCGGCTTGCCAGAGCCTGTATTGGGGCGCGGGAATCAGCTGCCGTTGTTTCGAGGAAAAACGGATGGTGCTGACTGCGCGCACTGTCCGTTTTCGCGTGATGGACGGCCGAATCGACCCGTAGTGGGAGAGGGCCCGGAGAATCCAAAATGGCTCGCAATCGGTGAAGGCCCTGGTCGCAATGAAGTCGCGATGGGAAGACCCTTCATCGGGGCCTCGGGTCAGATGGTCAACAAGGCGCTTCAAGCCATCCGACGACCGCGCGATCAAATATGGGTGGATAACTCCACATTGTGTCAACCTACTCCCTACGCGACCGACGAAGACAAAAAACTGGCCCGTAAATGTTGTGAGCCACGGTTCCGCGCACAAATCATGCAGTGGCCCGATCGGCCCATTCTCGCGTTAGGAGCTATCGCCGCCAGGGCGTTTTTGGGCACGAGGTTCTCGATCAACGAGATGGCCGGTTCGTACCACTGGATCGAAAAGAAAAAGTGGGGCGCGCGAGCAGTCATTCCAACGATTCACCCCGCTGCCATCTTGCGAGGCGGTGGTGGTATTGGTGGCGCGCATGCACCAGATCTTGCGTTTTGGAACCTGATCTACGATATGGCGAAAATCGATGCCATTGCCAACGGCAAGGACATCGTCTTTCGCGAAGATGACATTGCTACGGAGTACGAAGATCCAAAACGCGCTGAGCAGCTCGTGCGCCAGATGGTCTTGGACGCTCGTGCGTGTGGCATGATCGCGACAGATACTGAGACGTACGTCGAAGACGAGAGGAAACACTCGGCGCTTCAACCTCTGAACGCCAAGATGAGTGCGCTGGGTCTAGCAACGGAAGGATGGGGCCTGTCGGTTGCGTGGAACATCATGACGCCGTACGCCAAACGACTGGTCGCGAACGTTTTTGCTGATTACAACGTTCGCAAGGTCATGCATAACCGGCTGTACGACCGTCCGGTACTCGCGCGACACGGCTTACCGGTGTATGGCCCAAACGACGACACAATGTTGCGTCATCATTCGGCGTTTCCAGGGCTATCTCATAGCCTGCAACGTGTAGCGACACAGTATTTCGCCATCACTCCCTGGAAAGCCGAGTTCCGCAAAGGTCACGACACGCCCGAAAACCTCACACGATACAACGCCAAAGACACACTGGTCACTGCACGAATCGACGCGCCGCTTACGATCGCACTCAAAAAAACGCAGTCCGAGCGTACGTACGAGATCGACCTCAAATCCACGGAAGTCGCCCAATGGATGCACGAAAAAGGTGTGCCTGTTTCACGTGAGGTCAATCAGCAACTGTACAACACGTTCCTGGAAAACATGACTCAGGCCCGACAGGTCATGGAAGATGCTGCCTACGATCCAGCTATCCAAAAGAAGTTGTGGGATCGACTAGCGTTTGAGCAGGCCAAACGCATTCGCAAAGCCGATCCGATTGACGACTTCGAGGCGCGGCACAAGACTCGTCTCGAAGAAATCCAACACGCACACAACAAAGGACGTTGGCAGTGGAAGATTGGATCGGGCGAGCACGTCGCTGCTTACCTCAAAGCGCGCGGCGTTCCGCTGTATTTCATGACGCCGACCGGACGTACGTCCACCAAAAAAGAAATCCTCGAACAGTTTTCTCACCTGCCCGAAGTTCAATCCTTGCTGGATTACCGCGAGAACCAAAAGATGTTCTCGACCTTCGTCTACAGGTTTTTCGATCGATACGATGTGAACGGGAACATCGTTAAGTACGGATACGCGGACGAGGACAGCCGCATTCATCCGCGTTGGTCAGTCCACAAAATCACGGGTCGCTGGGGAGCCGAAGACCCGATGTGCTTCGACGGCGACACGGAGATCCTTACTGAGAACGGTTGGGTCCGGTTCGATGCGCTTCCACGCAATGTTCGGGTGGCGCAGTATCATCTGGAGGATCGCATTGTAGATTTTGTTCATCCAACAGACTACATCGAGCGCCATCACGCCAGTTCGATGGTACGTCTACAAGGGAAAAATATCGATCTCGTTGTCACGCCTGATCACCGCTTCCCTGTACGACCTCGCCCCCGAAGGCGGTGCTCGAACCCACGATGGCGGGACATACGCGCTGATGCGTGGAAAAAAGAATATCAACTCCCTGTTGCGGGCCGATACGTAGGGGGCTCGTGGGCTCCGTCTCCGGCCTACGTGTCCTTTGTATGTGCGGCGCAAGCAGACGGATCGTGGAACGGTTACGGCTGGTATTTTGGCCTCAGTAAGACGCGAAAGATAGAACGCCTACGCAACGTACTTGACACGTTGGGCCTGTCGTACCGTTTGACCGACAAAACCGAACCGGACCCGTTTCGTGAAGGCACTTTTCGGACACGAAAAATAATCTACGTGCACAAATCCGAGGTGGGCGATGAAGTCGCACAACGGTTGGGGTTAACAACGGGACAAACCGGGAAAGGCTTGTTCGGCGCGTGGGTCCTTGACCTCACAGCAACAATGTTGAACCAGTTTGCACTGGAGATCGAGTTTTGGGACGGCTGTCCAACACGTGAAGGGCAATTTGCGTCCTCACAGAAACAAAGTGCTGATTGGGCCCAAATCGCGTTTGTTTTGACAGACCGTCGCGCAAAAATTCGTCCATACAACAGCGGTGCCCTACAAACAAAGACGAATTGGCAAGTAGACGTAGCACGTCGCACGCGGACTAAAGGCGCTACGTGGTACATCGGAACTGACCAGGCAGTAGCCACGGAAATTCCTGGATCAAAAATTGTTTACTGCGTCTCCGTCCCTTCGTCGTATATCCTCGTACGCCGCAACGGGAAAGTGGTTGTCGCCGGAAACTGTCAGAACTGGCCGAAGGCGAACAAAAAGAAGGGACGGCCCAATCTGCGGTCCCAGGTCGTTGCGCCGGACGGTCGTATCTTTGTTGGGTTCGACTTTGCTCAGTTAGAGGCCCGCATCATCGCGCTCTATAGCGGTGATCCGTTCTTGTGCGACATCTTTTGGAACCACAAAGACATTCACTCAGAGTTCGCGCGGGTCGTGTGGCCTAACTACGACTCATTGCCGATCGATCAGCGCAAGGTGTTGCGCGACACCATCAAACGCCCTGAGTACGGTGCGTTCTACGGCGGCCAGATCGACACCCTGTGGAAGAACGTCGTCAAGGATTACCCCGACGTCAAGCTCCAGGACATCGCCAAGATGGTCACACTGATGACGGCGAAGATGCCTGGCGTTACGTTGTGGCACAACAAGCTACTGCGTGACGTCGCAGTGGCGCCCCATGAGATCCGTAGTGCGGTGTACGGCCGTCGTCGTTGCTTCCCACTTGGCAACGCTGACATAAATGATGTCTACAATTTCCCGGTGCAGTGCCTACGAGGTGATCAACGCGTGCTGACGACAAACGGTTGGAAGCCAATCGAACAGTTGGTTCCTGGAGTCGATACGCTTATGCAGCCAAGCGGCCGTACAACGACGGCGTTCAAGCTGCGCAGTACGGGAACGCGTGACATCTACGAAGTACAAACAAAAGGGCGGCGAATCTACTGCACGAAAGAACACCGATTCCTCACGTACGTACGGGGCGGCAAGGTCGCCTGGATGAAGACGCGATACCTTGAACAAGGACGACATCTCGCAGTCGATTTTACGCCCGCACAGGGCGGTTACGATCCTCCCAACGTCAACCCTGCTATCGCGGAGGCACTAGGAGCCCTTGTCGGTGACGGCAACTACACAAGGCGTGGATTCGTCATTACGTGCACAACCAAAAGGTACGCTAACCACATCAAGCGGCTTGTCGAGACTTCGTGGCCTGACATGGTGTGCCGAGTCCGCTCCATAAAAAAACAAGCTGCAAAACACAAACAGCTCTGGTCGGTGTCATCAGAAGGACAGTTAGCAAGTGCGCGTCTCAAAGTTCTTGGGCTCCAACCCGCGACGGCAAAAGCCAAGAGTCTACCTACGTGGGTTGAGACTGCTACCTTGCCGACGCGTGTAGCGCTCTTGAAAGGTCTTTTTGACTCCGATGGGGGACACACCGGCGTAGACGTGTCGTTCACGACGACATCATGGGAGCTTGCTAGAACTACGCAGCGGCTTTTGTTGTCCGTAGGCATCGACGCGCGCCACTACACGCTCAAACGTAGTCACCGTATTATCATTCGACCTACGAGCCGTCCTTTGTTCGATCAACTCATTGGGTTCACGTACAGCGAAAAACGGCAACGCCTTCAATCTAGGCAGCACAAAAATCCCATCGACCGCTTGCCTTCTGATCTCGTCCAACACGTTGCACGGTTGCTCAAAAAACGGTTGCCAAAACGAGACAAAGGTTGGACGAAGCTGGAGCACGCACGCCTTACTCGGGCGCTACAGGGATCGGCGAGCCAACAACAAATGGAGAAGATTTTTTCAGCGTGCCATCGCTGCGCCGAAATCGACGACATCGAACAGATATACACCGACGGCCTGAAGTTCTTTTGGGAAGAGATCGTCAGCGTAAGACGCGTTGGACGCGCCCAGACCTTTGAGCTGGAGATCGAAGACGATCATGGGTACGTGGCGGAGGGATTCGTTACGCATAATTCGACCGCTTCTGATGTCATGGCAACAGGCATGTTGCGGATCGTCCCACGCCTTCAGCAAAAGTACATTAACGCATTTCCTATCCTCCAAATCCACGATGCAATGGTGTTCGAGTGCGACGAAGATGATGGTGAGCGCCTCAAGGAAGACGTCCGTGAGTGCTTCGAGCAGGAGCACACGTTCGGTGGCGTTACGATTCCCTTTCCCGTAGACCCCGCTGTGGGCAAAAGCTGGGCCCAGGTCTAGTTGTCACAGCCATGAGGTAAAACGTGGACGTGCGCGGCAAGTACATCGTGTTCGAGGGGCCCAATGGCAGCGGCAAAAGCACGCTCGCTCATTGTCTTTCGATGACGCTGTGCGATCGTGGTGACGCTGTGGCGTCGTTGGCGTTTCCGGGACGGTTGTCACCGATCGGGGCTATTATTCGGGACGACTTTGAAGGACGTGTCGAAGTTGATCCGCGCGCCATGTTGTGGTTGTTCGTCGCCGAAGGCGTCGATCTCGAAGCACGCGTCCTCAAAGCGCTTCGAGAGGGCACGACGGTTCTGTGCGACCGTCATACTCAGATCTCGGCGTACGTATATCAATCCCTTATTCACGGATTTGATCACGTCCACGATGTCGTGACTCCCGCGCATTTCCGCGCTCCCGACTTTGTGTACTTCATCGATCTACCTGTCGAGATCGCGATGGAGCGTCGCCGACAACGCGATGACGCTGACGAAGAAGATCCGTTTGAATCAGACGATCGAATCGCCGCTGAACGCAAGGCTTATTTGGATCTCGTCGAAGTGGTTGAAACCTGGTTTCCGGGACCGCTATTTCCCGACGATCCAATCGGACGATCTACACAAGTTCGAGTCCTGGACGGCACGCGCCCCATCGAGGACAATGTTGGGCTCATCCTCGATGACTTAGAGGCGTAAAATGATCTACATCCTGTACGCGATCGGGGCGATCGCGTTTCTATCGGGTACCTACCTAACAGTAGTAAGCATTCTCAGCCATGACGAAGACCACGACAAACGATGATACGTTCCCCGAGGTATTGTATTTCGGATGCGGCAATCACGGTGACGCCGGTCATTACTTTTGGCAGTCTGATACCCGCAGTTTCGATGATCATACAGCCAAGACGTCCCTGCCCTGGAAAACTGTAGATGGAACGTTGTGTCCGTACGCACGAAAGCACGGCTCCACGCCGCGCAAACAGCAAATCGAGGGACTCGCGGCGGTGCGTCATGAAGACGGTTGGACCGCACTGGCGTTTTGGGATCGATCGGCAGATCGGCGATTTGGATCGAACAGCGTTTTCATCGCTCAAGGTACGCACGATTTTGCGCGTATGGTTGAATTGGCCAAATTCTACTTTCCACGTACCTGGGAACGATTTCGGTTTGAGGTCATTGAGGCGCGACACTCCACCAACACAGAGTCAGCACAGGGGGATTCAGGGAAATGAGCGCCAGTATTTTTGTCGATCTCGATCGCACCGGCCAATGGTTCGTCTTTTGTAGTCCTTACAACGAGAGCTTCATCTTCGAGTTGAAAGCACGTGTGCCCGCGAAGTTTCGACGCTGGGTTGCTGACCAAAAGGCGTGGTGCGTAGCGCGCAAACACTGGCCTACTACAGAAAAGCTTCTACGAAAACACTACGGGCACGACATGCAGTTCGAGGTTGGGCCCGCTGCTGAAGCCGCGCAAGTGGATCTACTAGTCGAAGAGGTCCATGAGCCGACTGCCATGGATTACATGAAGCTCGGCGTGCGCGCAGATGCACCCCATTGTGTTCTCCACGCAGCGTACCATGCACTCGAAGCGCTCTGGACGAACCCCAACCACGACGAGATTCGCCTCTTGGGTGTATATCCTATCGACGAAGTTCGTGAGGCATACAAGCGCGCGTGCCAGCTGCGAGGGATCCACCACGATCCGTCTCCGTTTTACCGCGTCTCACACGGGGTGGATCCGAATACGTCCATGGACCACGTCCCGCCGCCGACGGACGCAGACTACGGCCCGGGGTATGATGCGTTCACGCGGTCATCTAGCTCCGGTCCCCTTGAATTTGTGGAAGACCGAGATGACTGATTACATCGAAGAGACGTTTGGCGCGGGCGGCTATATCGCACGTGCACGTGCCGCCAACTACGAGGTCCGTGAGGGCCAAATTGCGTTAGCGCGTGCTGTCGATGAAGGTATGCGTACCCATCGACACGTCCTGGCTGAGGCGCCCTGCGGCACGGGGAAAGGGTACGCGTACGCTGTCCCTGCCATACATCGTGCCCACGAAGACGACAGTGTCACGGTGATCGCTACGGCGAACATTGCGCTACAGACACAACTGATGCGCGACGACCTGCCGTTTCTCAAAAACGCGCTACCGTGGGATTTCCGTTACGACCTGATCAAGGGGCGAAACAACTACGCCTGTAAGTACAAAATCGATCAGCTCGACTTGATGCGTTCTTACGGCGCATACGGTGCGCCAGGCACCAGCGAATATGAAAACTACGGGCTGTCTGCCGAGCAAGGTGAGATGCTCAACGCGCTTTTGGCCTGGTCAGACGTGACCGAAACGGGCGACCGTGAGGAGTCGAGTTGTCCGGGCGGCCTCCACCCTGCCTGGTCGAAGATCTCAGTTGGGGGTGATGAATGTTTGCGCGGAGGGTGTCGTTTCCGCGACTCGTGTTGGTCCGAAATTCAACGGGCGAACGCACACCGAGCCCGCATCATCGTCACCAACTACAACGTCCTGTTCGCCGACGCTTGGGTTCGGCACCTCTCGGCCAGTGGACACGCACGTGTGCTGCCGGAGTATGACTACTTGGTCATGGACGAAGCGCATGAGGCTGCACGCATTGCACGCGACTTCTTCGGCAAGTCTATTACGTACAAACGGTTTCGCCGACTGGCCAATTTCATCGAATCCGAGCTGGGTCTAGCAGTGCTTGCTAAGGAATTGACGAGCACCGCCTATCAGCTCCTGCAGGCCGTGGGCTACTACACGCAAACGGACACGTACCGCCGCAATGGCTGTCTGAGCGGTCAGGACATGCTCGACTTCACGCCGACCGATGACATCCTCAAGAAGACTCAAAAAGCACTGCATGACGCAACGAAGTCGTGGGACAACACGAGCAAAGAGGAGCGGGAACGGGGACTTCAAAAAGCCAAAGCCGCCGACGTCATGCACAATCACGCATACCAACTGCGGAACGATTTAGAAGAGGCACTGAAGGCGCCTGCCAAGGATCGCGTGTACTGGATCGAGCTACGCAACAAAGTAGGAATGCCTGCAGCGATCGAAAGTCGTCCTTTGGGCGTATCCAAGCTTCTTCAGACGTTCGTGTTCAAAGACGTAGCGTCGGCCACTTTGACCAGTGCGACTCTCACCACCGCCGGCACGTTCAAACTCATCCGTTCGGAAATGGGATTCGATGACAGCCCTGTGGTGGAGATCGTGGCGCGATCGCCGTTCAACTTTGTCCGCCAATCACGCCTCGTCGTTGCCGCAAAGACGCTCCCCGTGCCACGCAGTCAAAATCGACAGTATTACAACGAGGCGGTCCTGCCGATCTACCACGAGGTTCTTGATGTGTGGCCTGGTCGCACGCTTTGTCTGTTCACGGCGAAGTCAGACCTGGAGTTCGTGCACAAGAGTCTGCAGACTCGGGACGGTGATCGTCAGCTCTTCAAGCAGGGTGAGTGGCCCCGCAATACACTGGTGGACTGGTTTCGTCAGAACGGCACATCTATTTTGATGGGTGTTGATTCGTTCTGGACGGGCGTCGATGTGCCCGAACCGAAAGCCATTATCATCCATAAGCTGCCTTTTCCTCGGTTCGATATCGTCAACCGCGCCATCCAGACACAGATGGGCGACGCGTTCTTCAACGAGCGGTACCTGCCTTGGATGATTACGCGATTTCGGCAAGGCATCGGCCGACTCATCCGCCAAAAGAATGACTACGGCTTCGTAGTATGCCTGGATCGTCGAGGCTTCGATGCGGGCTATGCGCCTACCGTACGGGCCAGTTTGCCGTTCGGGCCCGCCTGGATCCGGACAGACCGTTTCGACATGGTCCGCCGGTTTCTCACGACACAGGAAACGGCATGAGTGCCGGCACCAAAACTGCGTTGGTGAAGTTTCCTGAACGTGCACGCACGGAGCCCATCTTGCGTTGGGCGGGCGGTAAGCGCTGGTTGGTGGATGCTGTAGCGCCTGTGATCCACGCCCACCTACAACAGACTGGCGGGCGCTACATCGAACCCTTCGCGGGCGGTGCAGCTGTCGCTCTCGACCTGGGGCTGCCCGGCATGATCGTCTCGGATTTGTGTGAGCCCCTCATCAATTGTTATCGCCAAGCAAGCGCACGCCCAGCTGTAGTGCACCGGATGGTCGAACAGTACAAAGCACGGGGTACTGACAAAGAGACGTACTACGAAATACGCAACGCACCCCGTCCCAAAAGCGCTCTCGAACGGGCCGCGTGGCTGTTTTACTTGAATGCGCTTTGCTATAATGGGTTGTTTCGTGAGAACAGCAAGGGCGGCTTCAACGTCCCGTACGGGGTCCGTAGTCGCAAACAGAAGCTGCCCGGAGCGCACCCCTTGGTGAGTCACAGCTTCATCACACTCGACCGCCTGCAGGCCTTTGCACAGGCTACTGCTGAGACCGACTTTCTCCACTCGGACTTTGCGCCCGTTATCGCGCGGGCGAAGTCTGGCGACTTGGTCTTTGCGGACTCGCCGTACTTCGGCGTGTTCGACAAATACCTCAAAGAGGGCTTTGGCGTGGACCAACATATTGCGTTGGCGCGCACGCTGAAAACAGCCATGCATCGAGGAGCAGCGTTCTTGGCGACCAATAACGACACGCCAGAAATGCGCCGCCTGTACCGTTGGGCCCACCTGAAAAGCACCGGCGAACACCGACGCATCAACCGAAATGCCAAGGATCGGGGCAAGGTTGACTGTCTTTTGATTGCGTCCTCAAAAGCGCTTCTTCAAGGCGCTACCCTACCCTAGCGATCTGAAAACAGCGTTTCCCGCTTATCAGAGTCCTCGAATTCGAGGACTTCGATTTGATCGGATCTGCGATCTACCTCTTGACGGTGGTTTTAAGTCGTGGGATCTTGAACAGGTCACCGGGCCATGGTCGGCCCAATAAGCTCAACCTGGAGGAACCCATGGCACGTCGTTGCAAATACGGAAAGCTCAAGAGCCCGACCCGCGATCCCAAAACCGGCCGCAAACGGTACTGCAAACGCAAACCCAAAAGCCGTCGTCGCCGTCGTCGCTAACACTGCAGGGGCTGCCGGATGGTAGCCCGCAGTGCGAACCGAACTCGAACCTGTAAACCCTAACTAGGAGACCAACATGGCACGTCCCCGCGTTGCGACTTGCGCACGAAAGTGCAAAGGCAAGAAGATGCGTTCTTTCCGCGCCTGCGTTCGCGCTTGCGCCAAAAAGGGCGGCAGCAAACGCCGTCGTCGTCGCCGCCGCTAAAGGCAGCGAGATACACAGAGGGAGCCGCCCACAAGGGGCGGCTTTCTTGTTTTTGGCGTACTTGTTAGACTGGAGCCCATGGCGAAGGTTCCTGAAGACTGGGATGGCACCCTGTGGCGAAAACCCGACGAACACTCGGGCGATTACTGGGCAGTCTGGTATGGGCCAGGGGGCGTAGACGGCGAGTACGCGACCGAAGTCGAGGCAGACGTAGGCGGCTACACCGTTCGCGAGTACAGCGATGTTACCGGCACCATCACGCCCGATGATCCTGACGAGCCTGTCTTGGTGACGCAAACGTACATCTGGGACGACGATTTGGTTGAGGCGATCGACGAACTGGGGATCAAACCACCAAAAAAGGATCTCGACTGGCTACGGCTGGCAGTCGGATACGGCGTCGCCTACATGCACGAATGGGGCGGCGAAGAGAGTTGGACTGACGAGCTGCCCCACTAAACAGAGGCGTTTCATGGCGAAAAAAGAGAACATCCGCAACATCGACCAGCTGGCGCTTTTGCTCGATCTTCCCGAGTGGGACGACATCTTTGAGATGAACTTGGAGTACATAGCCGATCGAGGGCAATACGCGTTTGATGAGGCGCTCGACGACAGTGACGCTGAGGACAACGAAACGCTAGAAGCCGAAGCCGAAGTCGCGCGCGAGGACGCTGAAGGGTTGGCGCAGGACGAGGTCTACGGCCAGTGGTACGCGGGCGTCTTTGATGCGGCCGAACGCTTGCTCGAAGAGCACGAGTTGGATCTCGTATCGATCGGCGATGATACGTTCCCCTATGAGTTCGAGGTCCGGCCCAAAGAAAGCGGACAAAAGGGTTGGCGCAAAGCGGCAGAAGCTCTCCTGGAAACGATCAATGGCGTTGGTGACTTTTACTTCTCCAGTGTTGAGGATTTTATGGACTCGGGACCCTACACTGCGCGTGAAGCGGTGCTTTCGCATCTTGGGTACATCAGTTACTACCCGGAGATCTACGGCTCGCACTCGGCCCGGGCCATCTATGAGTGGTCCTGGCGCTGAGTATCCGCCAGGTTAGCTGCACTACAAAACGTGATCGCAGCTGCGATCCGTTGTAGTATTAGCTCATGCTCGCCGCTGAAATCGTACCGTCGGTCACGGCTGACCAACCCCCTCCTGAAATGCCTTCGTTGACGCCGCCGGGGGTAACGCCTCCAGGCGCGACACCGCCCGCCGCAACGCCGGGAAAGAGTGAAAGCAGTTGGTTCGACACCATCGTCAAGTGGGTCACACCGAGTACGACGACTCCCGCGCCAACGCCGACGACCACGGTGGTATTCCCGCAGCCAAAACCGTTCTACGCGCATGGAGCGTTCTGGGCGATTTTGGGTGTCATTGCCCTTGGCGGTGTCGTCTTGTACTCGCGTAAGAAGGCTACGCCTGCGCCAGCTCCCATGTCAGGTGCGCGGCGTCGGCGACGGAAGCGTCGGCGCTAGGAGCAACTGATGATCAAACAAACACGTTGGCGCCAAGTAGACACCTTCGAGCCGTGGAACCCCGCGCAGAAGGTGGACGTGCACTACACGGGGCTTCCCGGTGGCTACTCGTCGTTCTACTACAACCACGAACCAAACATCACCAACCTAATGGGGCCTGATATGCCGTACCAACGCAACCACGTTCCACTTCAACTCCTGGGCGGAGGCAGCCAACTCTTCGCCGCTCAGGTACAAGAAGTCCCTGAAGCCTACGGCACCATCCCCGGCGTCTACGGCGTCGTTGGCGGCGCAAACTTCGCTGTTGCTGACATCAATCGAGTCCCCGAGGCCTACGGCACTATCCCCGGCGTCTACAACCCTCTCGGCGACGTGACGGTGACGGCAGTGCCGGGCGCCTATGGTCGCCAACCGGGTATCTACGACCGCAAGCAGCACCTGGAAATCCTGCTCAACGGTGCAATGGGTCTTGGTGACGCAGCACCAATGTCCACGACAACCAAGATTCTGTGGATCGCAGGCGCGGCAGCGGTCGGCGCCGCAGCCGGCTGGGTATCGTGCTCGATGTGGGGACGCCGTTAGAAATGGCACGTAAAAACGCTACCTCGAAGTGCAAGTTCGTTGTCTACCACACGCACGACGACGACCGTCCAGCAAGTGAACGGATCGTCACGACCCAACCTTTCTCACAGAAAGGCTGGTCGAAGGCCAATAGCATGGCCCGCGAGGTAGCACTCGGACTCAATCCACGACTCGGGTTCGGCACTGAGAAAACTGACACCTACGTAGACATCGAGTGCGAGGGCAAAGCCATGGCACTCATGAACTGCACGCCGAATTTCGGCAAGGAGTTGTGTTGGGTGAACCATGGGGGACCACATCCCAGCGAAACAGAGCTGGCAGGCACACGCCGAGGGCGTCGTCGAAAGAAGCGGCGCTGAATGCCTAGCGTATTCACACTCGAAGCTCCGACCGGCTTCGGCGAACCGACTCCCAACGCAGATTACCTGGAGCTGCTCGGGGATCCCACACTCGGCTACGACACGGGAGTCGGCCACGTAGACGGCATCACGGGGGCGATGATGGGGGACGTCACAGGCTTTTTCGCGGACCGAGGACTCATTTTGGGCTCCATCATGGCGTTTGGCTCAGCGGTCGTCATCGGCACCCTGGTCGGCAACGCGGCTGTCCATGGGCTGCGTAAGCTCGGCTGGCGGCCACCTGGAGAGCGCTGATGCCGGTCCAACGCGTGCCGGTTCTCAACCCTAAACCGGGAGAACCGGAGTCCGTGTGGATGGACACGTGTCCACCAGACTCAGACTTCGCGAAGCTCGACTGCGACTGTATTGGACCCTCGGGGCCTTGTGGCAACCCGTATTGCTGGTCGTGTCCGCCCTACGCCCTCCGCAACGGGATCGTTGCCGGCACGCTCGTAGGCACAGCAACAATGCTGTTTCGCCGTAAGGGCGATCCCCTGGTCGCGGGAATTCTGGTCGGCGGCCTGGTCGGTCTTGCGTCTTGGTACTTTTTCAGTGGACGGTGGTGGGTGTGATGGACAGCTGTCGCTACGCGTACATGTGGTCACCGACTGCATGGGGCGGCGGCGCTTGCGACGTCCCGTATAAACAGCAGGTGGACGCACTGAACAGGATGCGTGACGCTGCGCGTGGGACGCCCGTTTGTTGGTACCGTGTCGAAGAAGATGTCCAGTTCAAAGAGCGCTACGACCTTGATTGTCTGACAAAGTACCCAGATCTATTGGTTCAAGGCAAAACGCTGTGGCAAAGCCTCCAACCGCCTCCAGTGTCTGACTCGTCGTTTCCGACGGTACCTTCGACAAGCGATTCGTCAACGTTACCGCCGCCAACACCGTGGCCTACATGGAAAAAAGTGCTGTTGGGTGTGGGACTTGTTGCGGTGAGCGCAGGTGTTATTGTCGTGGTCCGCAAATCAGTATGAATAGCTACTAGAAACATTCCGTCTCACCGTTAGAATAGAACCGACATGAAGATCACCATCCCAAGCATGCCGAACTGGGAACAGAT